ATAATCTCATCTCCATTCGTAAGTTTTAAAATTTTAGTATCCATATCTTAACTTTCTATTGGTAGATTTTTGATTTCATAATCAAACTCTTCTTCATTATAGATATTTATTCGTTCCATAAAATGACGAAGTGTAAAGTTTTGTTTTGATTTCCAAGTTAAATCGTCTGCGATATCTAGAAGTGTTGCTCCAGACTTATTTTGATTTGTTCGCAAGCCCCTTCCAATAGATTGCAAGACTCTAATCCTACTTTTGGACGGTGAAGAGAACACGACATTATGAAGATTACGAATATTAATACCAGTAGAGAACGTACCATAAGACGCAACAATAATTGCGCTCTTCTCATTCTCCGTAATTGAACGAATCTTCTCCCTCGTTTCGGTGTCAGTACCACCCCAAACATAAAATACTTTCCTCTCTTTGCTTACGGTATTTATAAACATATCATGCAATACTGAACCATGTTTTTCCACAAATTGAAAAAGTACCAATGTATTACCTTTTAGGTGATTTGTCAAGTTTACAATAAATTTATTTCTTCTTTCGTCACGAACCAATAAGTCTACCTCATCTTGGTAGTTCTGGTCTTTCATAAATTTTCTATCTGCATCTGGATATTGTAACACTATACACTTAATATTTAATTTTGCAAGCGTTTTATCATCCATTAATTTTTTAGTTGTAGTGACCCTATTGACAGAACCAAACAAACCTTCTAATATAAGTCTGTGTGTCTGTGTTCCATCAAGTGTACCAGTGAACCCATGACGATATTGGGTCTGGTGCATTTTGTTCATAATATTTGTAAGTGATTTTGCTTTGAATAAATGTACCTCATCTCCGATAATACATCCAAATTGTTCAAAGTATTTTTTAGGCATCTTATACAAAGACTGCCATGTGGAGATTGTTACTTCTTTTGTAATCTCTCTAGAATGACCTTGGTATATCTTTTGCATTTTATTTTCAACATAACCATAATCAAGAAAATCGGTGTACATCTGTTCCACAAGAGATGTTGTAGGAACAAGTATAAGGACTCTGTTAGACTCATACCATCTACTCAGTAAATAAATTATAAGCGACTTGCCTGAAGCAGTAGGACTAAGAGACAGGCTCCGATTGTTTCTGACTGCATGAGTAAATGCGGCCATCTGGTAATCACGAATCTGTAAACTCTTTCCCTTGGATTTAGGTGACACTCTTCTAATAAATCCACCCAAGACTGCATCTCTATGTTCTCCTTCATCTTTTACTCCTTCTTTATATTCAATATCAATATCATTTCTTTTTGCAAATTCTTCAACATATGACAAAAGACCAAAATAAATTTCGCCTGACATTTGGTTGTACAAACGAATCTTTCCATCCCATACACGACTTTTATAGGTCGGCATAAACCTTGCGCCTGGCACTTCAAAGGTAAAGAAGTCTACCAGTTCTCTCGCAATATTTGGTTCTGTGTCAACTTTCAAATATACATCATTTTTCTTTGAAATTATCAAAGTGAACCTTCCATAAACCTTTTCCAATCAATCGCATTTTTAATTTGAAAACCACGATTGTTCATCATCTTGCAAACACTTTCTGCATAATCACACATTGCATTATGATAATCTACTTTGTGTTTTGCTTGTATTAAGTCCTCATCACTTTCTAGGTAGGTAGGAATATCTTGTTTGAGAACCTTTAGGTCAAATGGTTTTTCTTGATACACCTTTGGGTCTGATTTACCAGAGTAGTATTCCCATTTGTGTCTTAGAAGTTTTTTGTATTCTGCGTCTGCTTGTTTTGATAACAAGTTCCAACGAGTAAAGATTTTTAGATATTTACCATAGAGTTCTGGAGTTTTAAGTGATTCAATATCCAGTTGTTCTCTATCTATCTTGAGGTCTTTTTCTGCCTCTTTCTGTAATTGTTCTAAATCCATATTATAATCCTCAATTCAAAACGGTGGTGGATTGTCTAGCTTTTTCTATATTTAATGAAATCTCGTTTCAATATAAAAAACTGTTGTTCAAGATATATCCACCACCTTGTATTATATAGTAAACATTTCGTACAACTTATATGTAAAAGTTGCAGTTGCAGTCAAATAAGTTACATCCGTTTCTTGTTGATTAAATGCAAGACCACTCAATGCAACTGGATACAAATCAGAAAATCTTACTTCAATCACTGGATTGTTTTTACTTGTCATGATTGTGAGTGTTGCATCTCCAAACATTGCTTGTACACCAGAAGGTATACCAGTATTTCTGGAGTCACCAGTAACACCAGTTGGGGTTGGAAATGTTGTTGCCTCATCCTTTTTAAAAGAACTGAATTGCGTTCTTGATTTTGGAAAACCAATACCCACTAACCATTGATGAAGTTCTCTATAGTTTTCTAGTTTCTCATCTACTAAGAAAGTAATTTCTAGATTATCAAATGTAAGGTCATCACCCATAACTGGAACTTGTTTAAAGGGTGTTGGTAATACTGCCTCTCCAAGATTAATGCCTGGCAGATTCGCAGCTGTGGTAAAGAATTCAACCTTTGGGAGTTTAGTTATACTAAACTTAAATTTGGTAGGGTCTGCATAGTCCAACTCTGTGGGTTGTCTTGCAAGTGCATTAATAGTAGTCGCCATGTTTATCTCCTACTATTATTTATAATGCACATAAAAAAAGGGGGAGTAAAAACCCCCCCTTAGTTCCGATTTTAAATCGTTTCTTATTATTACATAAGGTTTGCGACTTGAACTCGTCTGTAGTAAGTGTTGTCGTTTGCACCAGGCACAACGTCTGTAGCAGACGAAGTAGCGAATGGGTTTTGTGCAACACCGTAACGAGTTTTGAAACCGATTTTCGGTTGGAAAGTCTGTTCCCCAACTGCACGAACCATTTGAAGCGGAACGTATGGGCAGTAGAAGATACCAGCATCATAAGGTGAAGTACCCTTATAACCAACAACGTAGTACTGAGAAGCAGCGTTGTTAGCAGCATATGGGTCAATATACACTTTATATCTACCGTTCAGAACACCAGCGAAAGTGTTTCCAGTGTCATCAACTTGTAAGTTGTTGTTAAGAGCAGGAGCGTAATCTAATACACCAGCCATTTGCAATGCAGAAGCAACATCAGAAGAAGTGATAATCATGTTACCTTTACCTCTTCTAGTTTCTTGTGCGATTACGTTAGCATCTCTTTCAATTTGGAACATAAGTCCTTTGAACTTCTCAACAGACCATCTACCGTTTGAGTCAGTATCTAAGTCAAAGATACCAGCAGTAGTTGTGTTGACAGAAGCACCTTTCTTTGCAGAAACGTAGATAGTTCTGATAACTTCTCTATTGATTTCAGCAAGGATTTCAGAAGACAGAATGTTTGACAATTCTGTTTCTGCATCAAGACCGTGAATTGCCTTCAAGTCTTGTGCAAGTTCCATAGTGTATTCTGCTTTTAATGCTCTTGACTTTGCAGTCACAGTTGACTTCTCAATTGAGAATGCCATTTCTGCGAAAGAGTTTGCAGTTGCGTCACCTAATGCTTCACCTTCAGCAGTAGTCATACCACCACCAGTAGTTGAACCGTAGTCAGCACCACCAGTAATGTATGTGCCTGGAGAGGCGTCATTAAGAACAGCAGGGTTAGAACCAGTCATTGCAGTTGAATTCAAGTCACCAGCAGCGTCATCATTAGAGAATGATGCATCTGGTTCGTTGAACAATGCTTCCGTACCACCAGAAGTAGAGAATCTTGACTTCATTGCAAAGATAAGACCAGTTGGGCCAGTCATTGGTTGCACAGAACATACGTCATACGCAATCAAGTTAGGCATAGCACGTCTTACTAATGAAATCAGAATTGGGTCGTAATTCTGTACAGTACCACCAGTAGAGTTAGTAGGTGCAGCTTCCGAAAGGAAAGATGCATCTTCTTTCATAGCTTTTTCTTGGTTTTCCAAGATGATTGAAGTAACGGCTTTTCTGTAATTATCCTTAATCTCAGGCAAATCTGGATGATTGAGGACTGGCTGCCACTTCTCTTGTAAGTTTTCTGAATTATACATTTGTTAATCCCCTTTAACTATATTAGTATTATTTATCATAATTTAATTCTTGACATTCTTAAAAGGTTCACCATCTCTCATGTACGGTGCAGACCTTTTAATAGCACTAGTATACGCAGCCATAGCGTCACTTATGTCAATCTCTTGAGTTTCCACTCCACTCTCTTCAGTAAGAGATTGGGATGGAGATGACTTAGGGAAATAATTTTCCTTAAGCGTGTTAAGTTTTTCAACAAAAGAATCTTTGTCGGTAAACTCAACATCTTCAACCAAACTAGCAAATTTCTCTGATTGAGTCTCTGCAAGGTCAGATGAAACTTCTTTGATAACAGACTCACGAACTAACGCATCTTCAGACTGTTTCTTTTCAGTAAGTTTACCGATAGTCTCGTTTAACTTACCTTCTAATTCTTCAATCTTCT